TCACCATCCAGTCGGTAGCTGCTAATTGCTTGCCAGCCGTGTCTTTGACCTGTGCAATCCATTGACTCTTCAGCCCTTTGGTCACCAGCCGTTCGTCAGAGTCCACCATCGCTGGTTCGCCATCGACCTCGCCCAGCACCTGCACCCACTTCGGGTTGCCCTCGGCGTCTACTTCCTCGCGGTCTGCCAACTCTTTGGGATTGTTTACATCGCCGTTCCAGTAGAAGCGGTCATCGGCGCGAACAGGGTCGGCTACCTCGGTGATGCCAATGGCGGCTTTCTCTGCGGCAGACGCAAGGCGTAGCCAGTTGGCTGGGTATTGAATGCCATTAGCCGTGAAAGCACGACCAACAGGCAAAGGGTTGTTGTTAAGCATGAACATTGTTGTTACCTCGCTAATGCGTTCTTAAATGGGTTTTCGGCAAATGCCATGTAGATATATGTACCGCCTGATGCGTTTGTAGTAAGACCTGCACCCCTACATTTAAATCCATTTGAAAGGAAATCTATGGGGTTATTTGCACTTGTAGCTTCAGCGACTGAATCATTTGCCTGTAAAACTTGATTGCAGACGTTGTACTCATCACGAACGCCATCATACATATACCAAGCTTGGGCGCTATCAGTCCGCTTAATCATCACAAACGCAGGTCTAAACCCCGTGTACACAAACGTCCCGTCAGCACTTCCATTGCCAACGTAGCTGCCAAACTTGGAAAAGCCCTCGACTTCGGCGAAGCAGTAGGTAATATAGCTATCGGTGTTACCAGCGCCAGTTGTGAATACCGTGCTGGTTGGTAATGCAATGGAATTGTTAATTGCTGCTTGAGTACTGTTTAACAAAAGATAGTCGTGCGAACCATCAACAAAACTGTAGAACACAAACCAATCGCCAGTTGTGCTTGCTTTCTTTGAGATATATATTTTTGGCGCAACACCCAAGCCATGCCCAACCGTGTCAGTATTAGTCCCTTGATTTGTCCAGCTAACAATCGAAAACCCAGCCGTAGTGTTGGCGCTGACAGTTGACGTTATGATGCCGTCGGTGTTGCTTACGCCGCTGCCGTTGGCTTTCCAGTTCCATGCGACAAAAGTATATGGGCTAGTGTTTAAAATGTTTGTGCCGGATGTGCTACCAATTGTAAAACCATCAGAATCAAACGAACTTAAATTTGTTAATGTTGAACTTGCGCCCTCAGCACCAGTGCTGTCGCTGATTAACGATTTGGTTGTTCCGGTTCCACGAACAACATCGTAAAGCACATGGCTATAATCCTTACTTCTTGATTTTACCCATGTAAAGTCAGGCTGAAATCCAACACCTGTTATTGACCTCGGATAACTGCTATCGCCCGTATATAACACCGCATTGAAATACTCACTCCCATCCTCAATAGTCGAGTCAGGCAGGTTGTATGTGTTCAGACTCTTAAAGCCAGCGGGTGGGGTATAGGCAAACGGCGTTGCCCCGAAGTTGATTACATAAGTTACATTTGCAGAACTTGCACCGTCTATAAATCCAAAAGCATAGTCACCAGTATTTAATGTGTATGAGATAGCACCCTGAGAAACACCGTTTTTATAAAATGTTATTTCATTATCATCGCAATTAACGGCAACACCAATTACATCATTGGTTGCATAAGCAGCACCATAACTAGTAAACACACCGTCTATGTATTTTCTACCGTCGTGATAATAATAAACATACTTATTAGTATCTAATGGTTTTTGTACGCCAACAAAATAATATGTACCTGCTGTGCAGGCATATTCAGCATACCATTTACCAGTTGTAGGAAAATTAAATGTGGCGTAGTTGCCACCACTCCCAATCGGAGTAGTAATTGCTAAGTTGCCATTAGAAACAGTTGATTGGGCAATAACAAAAGATAGCGGATTGATAGTTGCAAAGTTCGCCGCATCCTCACTCGTCAGCGTGGGCACATCAGTCATCGAATCGTAGGTCACCCCGCTGGTCACGCTGATGTTGTTAGCCGTCCAGTTGTTGCCGTTGCCGCTGGTGTCATAGCCCAGCGTGGTCGTCGTACTGTTATCGCTGAAGTTCAGATAGAACCCGTTCGTGCCATACGTCCCGGTGTACTTGATTGGTTGCCATACTCCGGTGTCTGAGTTGTATTCGCCAAAGGATGTGGGGTCTAGGGCTTGACCGTCGATGAAGTTAATTTCGGTCATGTAGCCGTCGAAATGACTTCCAGCCCCAAAATATCTGCCAATGCTATGTGTATTTGTAGAATTAACCATGTGGTCAACATTCGCAATAGCAGTTGATGTTGTTAGCGTTTGCTGTACCCCGTTTATATACACAGTTAAAGTAGTAGAGGAAGCATCAAGGGACACAACCAAGTGATACCACGCACTAGGGTCACGCAAGTATGCGACAGTATCAATCAAACCTCTAGATGTTCCAGTTACAGTAGAAAGAAATCTAATCTGATTTGTGTTAGTAATAAATAAAATTTCAGTCCGATTGTTTGCATCTGTGCCAGCACTAAACAACCTTGGGAATGTTGCTGTCAAACTACCAAATTTAACCCACCCACTCCAAGTCCAAGTCTTGCGGTTGCCAGCAGACGCAGGTGTCCGACTCAAATAAGCAGACGCACTAGACCGAAAGCGCAGGCTGCGGTCAATAAAGTAACCTCCCTGACCTGATGCGCCAGCTAGGATGTTGTTACCTAAAACACTCATGAGTAGTCAGCCGTAAAGACAGCGTGAATAGAGGTGGAAGTACGGACAACATAGTCAACCCGGTCAACAGCAGATGCTGTAGTGGTTAGCGTTGGAGCAGTGCCTCCAGCAAAGTCCCAATAACTTCCCCATGCCAAAGTGCGACTACCCGTGCCGTCTTGCACAATGAAGATGGAGCCGCTTTGTCCAGCAGTTAGGTTGGTAGGGTTGGCTAGTGTGCGATTGCCTTCAAGGGTGACAGTGAAGTTGTTGCTATCGTCCATATCAGGCGTAATGGTTGCCCCGTCTGTCAGCGTAGTGATTTCACCACGAATACCAGCAGTGAAAGTGTGAGCAACAGTAGGAGAGACAGCAACAGTTTGTACTGCTGCGCCATCACCAACAAACAACTTCAGGTCAGTGGTGTTAACAGCAAGTTCACCTGCCGTGAGAGAACCAGGAACAGAGGTGGTTGTACTGCTGTTCTTAGTGATGATTGTGTTAGCCATTAGTAAGTTCCCCCGTCAATCGTGGAAGATGATGTTAAATACCCAGCAGAAGCATGATTGCCCCAGCCATAAGCAGTGTCCCAGTTGGTCTGACTGCTAGTTGTTGGAATAGAATAGCCAGCAGTGAACGTGATAGCCAGCGTACCTGATGAAGTGATAGGGCTACCAGCAATAGACAAACCAGTTGGCACAGAGGCAGCAACACTGGTTACAGTGCCCGTGTAAGTCTCTGCTGTTAAATACCCACTGTCGTTAGTGAGAGTAGAGATGTTGTCACCTGGCTGAACTGAGCTATCTGCTAACGTGCCTTGTGCAGCCGTAGCGTAGGCGGTAGATGCTGTATAAGCAGCAGTGCCTAAACCAAGAGCAGACTTAAGGGTAGTTTCAGCGGTAGCATCTGCATCAATAGCAGTAGCAATCTCTTGTGCCGTTTGGTCTGCCGTAGCTGCTGTTTCAATACCATCCAGTTTGGTTTCATCTGCCGTGGTAAAAGACGCAGTGGTGGCAGCAAGTACACTGCTGTAGGCTTGTACATCAGTACCAATAACCAGCCCTAAGTTGGTACGAGCTGTAGCAGCACTGCCGAGGTCAGATAGGTTGTTTAAGACTTGCAAGAACCCAGCAGCATCTACAGCGGCAGCAGCCCATGCACTACCAGTGTAAACTTTTAGTTGGCTGTTAGCGGTGTCGTAATATAAAGCACCAGTTGCTAAAGCATTGCCGTCATTATCTGTTGCTGGGTCACTGCCTTTAGCACCTAGATAGCGGTCATCAAACGCATCATAAGCGGCTTCAGCAGCAGCTTGTGCAGCCTGTGCCGCATCCTTAGCAGATGAACTAGCAACAGAACTGGTTTGTGAGTTTTGTGAATAGGTGAGAGAATTGCTTGCATACGTTGATGCGTTAGCGGCACTACCTGAAGCAGCAGAAGCTGAAGAAGCAGCAGCCGAAGCAGACGAAGCAGCGTTAGTAGCTTGCTGAGTGACAGCAGTTAGGGTAGCATCAGTAGTGCTATCACCTGCTCCACCAATCCCCCGAAATATAGCCATTACTCTTCTCCTGTGTCAGCCTTCTTTGGGCGTCCTATCTTTTTAGGTTCTTCTTTTTCCGAAGAAACTTCTTCGTACTCGCTGTGCTTACGCATCTGTTCAATGTCATAGTCACTGCTAAAAGTGAAGATTACATCAGGTGCGTTCTTTGCTCTAAACTGTACTTCCATTCTTTAATTACCTCTCGTGTAAATAATTAAACAAAGGAAAGGGAACCCCCTATGGAGGCTCCCCTTATTTGCCAGCCTTAAGCCGGAACAGCGATAGCAACAGCCGACAGGTCGCGCAACTCAGCCACGCCATACAGCATGTCCGAGGTGAACAACGTGCCCAAATACTCTTGCTTGTACTGGGTTTGCGAACGAACACCCATCTGCTCAGCAAGAACGAAAGCGTCCTTGTGGAACATCAGAGCGAGACGCGAGGTGGTAGTCGTAGCCGTGTCGCAGTTGGTAGACACAAACACTTTCGTGCCGTACACGTCACCAATCTGACCGTTACGAATGGTGTTACCACCGCCCACTTCACCAACAAAGGCTTGCTCAGTGAAACGAGCCAAACCCATCAAGGTGTTACGAGCAGCCGGGGGAACAACCAAGTAGCGGCTGTCCATCGGAACGTCTTGGTCATCCAGCGTCTGAATAACTTTACGGATGCCAGCGTCGGTCAGAGCCGTGCCCACATTCGTGCCGTCAACATACAAAGTAGAACCGTCACCGCCGAGAACAGCTTTGTTGTAAGCTGCGGTGCCCGAACCACCTTGAGCGCCACGACCCAACTGAATCAGGTCGGTGTCAACTTGCTTAGCCAAAGCGTAGCCAGCGTCATCGGTGTAGAACCGACGCAGCGAAGCCAGTGCTTGAGCTTCCGTGATGTCCTCAATCAAGCGGCTATACTCATAGTGCTTGTTCACCAAAACCTGTTGCTCAGATTCGGTGGCAGCAATGAGCGTCACTTGGGTGGAAGCAGCCTTAGCAGACGCCGAGCCACGGGTGGGCTTCGGAATGTGCAGCGTATCTCCCTTCTTGCCCTTGAAGGACATCTTGTTAACGAGGTTAGCCATAACAAGGTTTTGCTTGTAGGCTGCGATGATTTCATCAGACCACAACTCAGGGATAAAGGTTGCTGCGGTCGTATTGGTTACATGGTTAGTACCTAGTGCCATGATAATTTCCTTTCAAAATGGTTTTTAGCGTACTCGTCCTTCCGCATAAGCCGCCATAATTTCGGGCTGTAAAGCCTCGTAGCGGTCGCGGTCACGAGCCATAAGTTCAATAATGTCTTGACGCCGATAAACCTTCTTGCTAGACACCTCACCAGTACCTTTGGCAGAACCAGTGGAAGCGGTCTTGATGGCTTGTTTCCGACCAACCTCTTCAATCTTCTTGGTTGAGGACACCAGTTGTTGTCTCTCTTTCCAAGTAGAAATCAGTTCGTGTGCTGAGTCAAAATCGTATTGAGCATCAGCGCGTCGGAACATCTCTTGCCTAACCTTACTGCCTCCAACCCACTCTTGGAAATCCGCAGAGGTAACAACCTCTTGGAAGTCAGGGTGTGCCGTCTTCAGATTGGCTAGTGCTTCAGCCTTCTTCATCTGTGCCGCAAGCATTTCTGCCTGTTGCACCTTTGGATGCTTCTCAATTGCTGACTGAACATACTTGTCAGGGTCAGCGAAAAAGTCTATTTCGTCTTCTTGCGGGGCTTGTTGTTTTGAGACGGTCTGGCTCTTGATAAACTCATCAACAATACGCCGTAGTTCTCCAACCTCATTACCTTGTTTGCCAATCAGCTTCTCAGCCTCTTGGTGCATCTGAATGATGTCTTTGATGTCCTTGTTGCGATAACGCTCGGGCAAAACCTCCTCAGAGGGTTTTTCCTGCGCTGCCTCAACAGGCTCTTCCTCGGCTACTTGTTCTGTTTGGTCTTCTTGAAGGGTATCAAACAGTTCTTCTTGTTTACCTTCTTCCTCGTCAATAAATGTTGCCATATTAAACTCCGTGCTAAAAGCATTATGGAAAAATACTATATGGTTATATAACCAACCACTGATACTTGCGGGAAAAAAAACTACCCGTTATCAGCCTTTCTTTCTTGTGCTATCTTCTCGTTCCTCTTGCGCTCCCATGAGTAGTAAGCCCCGGGAAAACTCCCAGTAACCCCTTCCAGCTTTATCATAGGTTTGCTAACGATACGATAGGCGGGGGCATCACAAATCCGACACCGTATTGCACGAACTTCTTCGTCCACATAAGCCTCTTCAATGTGCGTACCACAGTCAAATTCGTAGATGCGCTTCATGCTGCTTGCCTCTGAAAGTCGTCATAGCTATTAACAATGGCTTCTTCGTAAGACAAAACACGTTGCACGGCTTCGACTTGACCCTTTCGGAACCAAAACTGATTACTGTCAGGGATGGTAGAAATGTCGCCTAGCACTTCTAGGTTGTCACCTATATCTTCTAGGAATTGCTTCCAACCCTTAGTAGAAAAAAGTTCTAATAGGTTCTCGTAATACTCTTGTAATTCTCTGTCCATGTCCATTTCCCCTCTCTAGGTAGACAT